CGACCTAACTGCATATCCTGACGTATTTTTATACTCAGTATTTAATGATGGTTCTATTGGTCTCAACGATACAGAATTATCAACAGATCACAGACAAACAATTGATAGAAGAGGACTATCTTTCACTCCAAATGATGGTATCAAAACCATTACTCTACAAATTACAGATCCAGTAAATTTAATTGGTTCTGTATCAGATAGTAGTTTTCAATCTCAGTATGGTGAAATGTATTTCATCAAAACAAGAAGTGATGTAGGAACACCAACTGCTATTTCATCGTTCAAAACTCTATCGTTTGCTATTACAAACAAACCATTAATTCAGTCAGAAATATCTGTTAAGTTTTTAGAGTTAACTATAGTTGGTCCTAAAAACGAATTAGAACAGTTATTATTGGAATATGATCTTTCTGATCCTGATCTCAAGAGAAACATTTATCTTTCTGAATCTGATGCTGCAGCTGGTGGACAAGAATTTGGTTTTGTTGTAGATTACTCTAATACTATCACACCTGTTATCGGTAAATCTAAACCAAATAACTTCTTCCTTAAGAAAAGAGGAGATGGTTTTAATTCAGATTCTGATATTATTTTATCTAGAGGTCGTCTTGCTGCTGGATCTAGTGCATACAATGCAACTTTTGGTTTATCATATTTCGATCCCCAATTCTTCACTAAAATTATCCTAGAAACAGTTCCTAATGGATACAGCGAAGGTAAGTATGTATTTGGTGTAGACAGTGGTGCATATGGTGTTGTAGAAGGAACTCCTTCTGGTGTATACAGTACAAATAATCTTTTGTTTGTTAAAACACTATCTGGTAGATTCTTATCTGGAGAAACTATTAGAGATGAAGATGGTAATACGGTAAGGATTGCTAAAGAAAATACTATCTCTCATTTTGTTGTACAAAAAAGAGGTTTAGGATATGCTGATGGTTGCACGTTATTAATTAATGGTTTGCAGTTTGATTCATCTAAAATTCTTCTTAGTAAAACAAACTCAGGTTCTATTTACAAAGCTTCTGTTTCTAATAGAAGATCGGTAAACATTGAATATGCACAACCTCCTAATGTAACTGCACAAAATCCTGAAGGTGCATCAGTTCCTGCAGCAGCTGCATCTGTTGTACCTATTCTATTCAGAGATACAGTTACTACGTACACTCCACAGAATGTAAAATCTCTTGGTTGTTCATATGGATCTGGAAATGCAAATACTTTTTCTGCAGACGTTGTAGTTGATAGTCAAAAATATTCTGAAATTAAAACTGTCACTGACTATACATTCTTTGGTTCACAAGGATCTTCTTTTGTAGAATCTACTAGTTTTAGTGCTGATGCTTCTAATGATGTACAGCAAGGAGATCTAGTACAATTCTCTGACGATGATAATAATTTGGTAAGGGCAATTGTACAATTTGCCACCAAGCAAGAAAGTTCATATAAATCTAGAATTTATTTTGATACTGTGCTGCCAGGTCCAGTAACAAATGCAAGTATTGTAAGATTACGTCCAAAGGTAGACAATTCTACAAGTGGCACACTATTATTCTCCACTGGAAGCAAGCAGGTTTCTCAAATTTCTGCAGGTGGTGATGATACTAAGATCAAATATTACTTCCGTAGAGATTTTGTAACTACTGCATCATCTAATGGTGGTACAATTACATTTGCTGCTCAGTTACCATTTGGTACACAGAGATTTGCAAGGTTTACTGAAGAGAACTACATGATCACTGTGATTGATCCAGGTGATGCACCTGATATTGTTAGGGGTGATATTGTTTACATTTCAGAAGAAAATATTGAGATTTCATCTTCTACTGACACATCCAGTGGTTTAACTTCTGGTAGTATTAGTTTGTCTCTACCTACAACTTACTTTGGTAGTGTACCATCTAATGGAACATTCCCAAAACTTAAGTTAACTGCAACATTAGAAGTATCTAATGCAAAACCAAGATTAAAAACTTCCATAAGAAACAAAAGAATTACAGTTACATCCGCTGGTGATCGTGTTGTACCATTAAGAGGTACTGATTACGATACAGAAGTTGTATCAATCTTATCATACTCTGATGCATTTAAACTCAGATATGTATATGAGGGAACACCTTCTCAACCACCACAAATTGATACTGCTGGAAATCTAATTTCTGGTACTGACGTAACATCCAGATATACTTTTGACAATGGACAAAGAGATACAATTTATGATGTATCCCGTATTGTATTGAAACCTGGATTTGAAGCAACTATTGGACAACTTGTTATTGCTTTCGATTTCTTCGAGCATTCACAAGGTGATTTCTGTACTATTGATAGTTATCTACATGAAGCAGGAGTTGCGGAAGATGAAATCCCAACATTTGATTCATCTGTTCTTGGTATTACAGAACTCAAAAATGTTATCGACTTTAGACCTAAGGTGGATAACAATGCTATCATTCCTGGTTTCCTTGATACTGCTACATTAGAAAGGACAGAAGGATCTTTTGCTGGTGCTGGTGCGGTTATTGCTAGCAGTCCTGCTCCTGATTTAGGACTAGAGTATACATTCTCCTTTAGTCAAAAACAATATCTAGATCGTATTGATGGTATCTTCCTAGACAAAAAAGGAAGATTCATCGTCAAAGAAGGTAACTCTTCACTCAACCCATCTAAACCAGATCCTATTGAGGATGCTGTACCTTTATTCTATGCACATATTCCTGCATTCACAAAGACCAGTAAGGATGTAAGGATTACTCCAGTTGATAACCGTCGCTACACAATGCGTGACATCGGTAAACTAGAGAAGCGTATTGAGCGTCTTGAGTATTACACTACACTCAGCATTCTAGAGCAGCAAGCTCTTAATATGCAAGTCAAGGATGAGATTGGACTTGATAGATTTAAGTGTGGATTCTTTGTTGATAATTTTGAAGCACATAGAGTAGGTAATCTTAAGTCATTGGATTACAGATGTGCTATCGACCCACAACAATCTGTATTAAGACCACAATCTAAAGAAGATTCTATTAAACTAGTAGAAGTCAACGTTAGAGAAGATCAAAGAACTGTTGCTGGATACAAGAAAACTGGTAATATGGTAACTCTACCATACTCTCCATTATCTTTATTAGGAAATAGTTTTGCTTCTGGAAAATTAAATCCAAATCCATTTGTTGTTCTCCAATATGTTGGTGATGGTGATTTAACTCCTTCTATTGATCAATGGTATGATCAAAGTGTAGAACCAGTTGTTGTTGATACAAATACCGACTTATTTAATATTTTCTTGGCAAAAGAAAATGTCAAAGAAAGTTTCTCAAGTTTACACAATTCATTTGTAATTAATTGGGTTGGTGCTTCTTCTTCATTCACTTCTATTAATTCTCTTGGTGAAGTTAATTCACAAGTAGCAAATACTTCTGTTACAACTGCATCTGTAGGAAGTTCTTCTAACATCAGTCCTAAGAATAATGAGGTAGGAAAAGGAGTACAAACAAAAACTTCTGGTGATAGAATTGTATCTACATCTCTTGCATACTTTACTAGAAGTGTTCCTGTCAAATTTAAAGTTGGCAGAATGAAACCTAATACTAGAATCTACGTTTTCCTAGAAGGAAGAGATATTTCTCGTTGGGTTAACCCTGACCTAAGATATACTGGGATTGCAGGTAATTCCTTGTCTGCATTTAATGGTACTATTACAACTGATGAGTATGGTAATGCATCTGGTTTAATTGTTGTTCCTGCGGGTGCTCCACCAGCAGAAAATGCAACGTGGTCTGGAGATCTTGGAACATTAAATTATGACAATAGTGCAGAAGAGTTGAACTTTACTTCTGGTATCTTAACATTTAGATTTACTTCTAGTGCAACTAATGAAGAAAAACTAGGTGTAGATTCTTATACTGAAGTTAAGTATTATGCCACTGGTATTTTACCAGAAAATCCTTCTGGAATTGTATCTACAAAACCATCTGTCTTCAAATCTAATGAGGGTGTACAGTTAATTGAAAGTAATACTGACAATCCCATCAGACCAAATCCACTAGCTCAAACCTTCAAAGTTGAAAATCTAGATGGTGGTTGTTTTGTTACTGGAATTGATCTTTACTTTAGCAAGAAGAGTAATACTATTCCAGTCAAAACATATATCACTAATGTAGATGCAGAAAAACCTGCTAAGAACATTATTCCTGGTTCTGAAAAAACTTTATCTCCAACTACAATTCTAAAATGTTTTGCTAGTGGAAATATGTCAGTTCTAAAAGGAGAGAATGTAACTGGTGCATCTTCTGCTGCTTCTGGTCCTATTCTTAAGATCTTTGATAAGAACAACGTAGAATTAGTATCTACTGTATCTGGTAGATATAGTTTGACTAACGAACAAGTTTACACTGTTGTTCTTAGTAATCATAATGGAAAATCTTTCCGTCCCAATGAAGATTTAACTATTCCATCTGTAACTCTTGCAAATGCAACTGATGGTACTGACTTTGTTCTTGCTATTGCAAAAGACAGTGGCAAGTTGTCAGATATTAGAATTACAGATACTGGTCTTAACTATGATAGTGCAATTATCAGTATTGAAAGTCCACAACTTCCTGGTGGTTCTAATGCAACCGCAAATATTGAAGTTTCTAATGGCAAAATTTATAACGCTGAAGTTTCACTACCTGGATTTGGATATACAGAAGCACCTTCAGTCGTCATCAAAGGCGTCGGAAATGGCGCTGGAGGGTGTGAAATCCAAACCTTTATCGAGATAGACACACCAGCAGTTAGAATGGGTGTAGCGATCGATTCTGGCGATGTTACGTCGTCCACGACACCAACACATTTTGCTTTCGATAACCCTGTATATCTACAAAATGATACCGAGTATGCTCTAGTAGTTGAAACAGATTCAACTGATTATGAACTATGGTCTTCTAAACTTGGAGAAACTGATATTGCTACAAGCACAGTCATTACAACTCAACCATCTCTAGGTTCTGTGTATCGTTCACAGAATACAGAAAGTTGGACTGAAGATATCTTTGAAGATCTTAAGTTCACTGTGTACCGTGCTGAATTTAATGTTACTAGACCTGCAGAACTGTTACTCAAAAATAATAGTTTAAACTACGAACTTTTAGATTCAAATCCATTTGAAACTAATGCAAGCTCAAATACAAACTCTACTTCAAAACTTTACAGAAATAATAACGCTATTGTAAAAGTAAATCATAGAGATAATGGATTTGAAGATACTGGTCACTCTTATGTCTTCTATAGAACTGCATTAGAGACAGGTGGTATTACATCATCTATTTTAAACAGCACATTGTTTGAAGTATCTAACTCTGGTGTTGATTATTATAACATTAAATCTCCTGGTCAAGCATCAGGAAATTCTGTTGGTGGTGGAGATCTTGTTTATGCATCATATAATAGAAAGTATGAAACATTATACCCACAAGTTGGTTATCTTTCATTCATTGGTACTACTTTAAATACAGAAGTTAAAACAACAAATGTTGTACCTGTAGATTCTGCTACTACAAACTACACTTCATACTCTCAACCTGATTTTGAAAAAACATTCTTGAATGAACCACATTACTTTACTAATCAAAAGTTTATTGCATCTGATATTAACGAAACTTTAAACAGTTTACCTCAATCACTTACATATAAGATGACTCTATCGTCTACTGTATCTCATTTGAGTCCAATTATTGATCTTTCTAGTGCTACTGTTAAAACAGTATCAAATAGAATTGAAAATGCTCAAGGTAAAGAAAACAGATTTGGTAGAAGAGATCAAGTTATTGAGTTCTATCCCGTTTATCAGTTTAATCTTGCTGGTAATGCTGGAACAGAACTACAAGATAATCAAACAATCAAAGGTCTAACTACAAAGACAACAGGAACTATTGCAAGAGTAGATGGTCAGGTTGTATATGTTAGAGTTAAGACAAGTCAATTCTTCCAGAAAGGAGAGACAGTAACTTTAGGTAATCAGTTAGGTCTTACTAATGTAACTGTAGATTCCAATCCATCTCAGTTCTTAATCAACATTAATGACGCTTCTACTATTGTAGCACGTAATCCAAATGCCATACTTCAAACGTATGACAATAAGATTACTGGCAAGACAACTATTTGGAATAGTCAAACACAACAATTAACTCTAAGAGTTGATACTAATCCAATCAATGATAATTACAATGAAAGAATTGTAGATAATACTGCTCTATACAATAGAAATGCAGATGTTTCAGAGCAAATTGCTGATATTTTCCGTGTAGGTGATTTTGTTAAGTATCCAAACCAACCAGAAGATGAAGCATCTTATTTGGAAGTTGGTAAACTAACTTATACTAATGGTTTCGATTTTGTTTCTGAAGATACATCCAAGAATGGATCTGCTGCAGCAAAGTATGTAACCAAAGAAGTTTCTATTACAAATCCAGCTACTGCAATTGATGTACACTTACTTGCAAATGTCAGAGATATTTCTAACTTGCAAGTATTTTATAAGTTTAAGAAAGCATCTAGTCAAGAGAATTTCGAGGACATTGATTGGATCTACTTTAACACTAAAGGAGAACCAGATGTATTTGAAATCGCTAGCAGCGAAAATACAATTTCAGGAATTGTAGAGAAGCAATCTTCATATCAAGATCTCAAATATAGTGTGAAAAATCTACCAGAATATTCATCATATGCAATTAAAATTGTAATGATGGGAGTAGATCCTTCTTATGTTCCTAAGATTCAAGATATTCGTGCTGTTGCTGCATTCTAATTCCGCATATGGATTTTGTAAAAGTTGAAGGACATGATGGTCTCGTTAGAGACCAAAACACTGGTGCTATCTTAAATGTAGACAATTCTGCTATTGATGCAAGACGTAAATCTAAACAGTTAGGTTCCGCGTTAGACGACATAAATAAGTTGAAGAATGATGTCTCTGAGATCAAATCCTTACTAAGAGAGTTAATAAAAAATGCCAGCAACTAATGTAGCACGTACTGATACCTTTGAACAGCAAAGGTTGAAGATTAACGAAGTCGCTGCTCAAATTTTTAACGTTACTGCAGGTGGATCTGATCTATCTACAGGAAATTTAAAACTGGGTGATGGTCTAGTAGGCACTCCAAGTTTGGCATTTGTAAATGATGCTACGTTAGGCATCTATAGAAATGGTACAGGTATACTAGGATTTGCTAGTAACAGTAAAAAATTATCTGATCTCTCTGCGGCAAACGTCAAGTATTATAGAGATTTTGTAATTGAGAAAAATAGCCTTGATACTTTAGGCATTGCAATTGCATCTGCTGGTTCCAATTACGATGCTGGAACATACTCTGGAATTGCTGCAATTGGTGGTACTGGTGATTCTGCTACCTTAGGTATTGAAATTGATGGATTTGGTGGAAGTATAACCCAAACAGGTACTGGATACACACCAGGTGTTTATTTAAATATTCCCGTTCTCAATAACGGATCGGGTACTGGTGCTCTTATCGACTTCACGGTTGATCAAATTGGTGGTGCTATTTCTGATGGTGGTATCAACTATGCTACTGGTGGATATACAAATATTGCAGTAACAGGTGGTAGTGGTCAGCAGATGACTGCTGATATTACAGTTAGTGCGTTTGCTGCCACAGTAACTGGAGGAACCAACTATCCAAACGGGGTGTTTAAGAGCATCCCAATGACGGGTGGTAATGGAACAGGAATGCTGATGAATCTCAGTGTTCAAAATGGTGGTGTACAACCTGTTGGTGGAGTTGATAGTAGTGAATTTGTATCTGTCACATCTCAGTACACTGCAGGAGATGTTGTAACAGGAACTATTCCTCTTGCAGGAACACAAACATTTGTAGTTAAATCTTCTTTAGGTAACAAATATTTCCTTGATGGATTTGAAGGAGGAGATTTTAATGTATTAAAAGGCAAAACTT